AAGAAAGGCGATATGGCATTACAACCATGCTGAATGGTATGTAAATAAAGTTTTAGCAACCGCAGAAACGATAAAACAAAAAAATTAAGAGGTGATCACATGGAATTTACATTAACTTTAACTGGAGCGCAAACGGAAGTATTGTTAGTTCATCTAAGCGTCATGAGGAAGAATATAAAGAACGTACTGAAACGCAATTATGGAGCTTTTGAAGGCAAGAGGCATCTAAAGGTATACGACAACATAAAAGACCTCCTACAATCAAAGCTGGAGCTTCTGACAAAGGAAAAACACTATCCTTTTGTTTTTGATAAAGAAGAAATTAAGTTGTTGCATTCTTTTCTAATTGTTTTCTTCAACACAGTAACGGAAGAGGTAAATTCTAAAGTTAAAGGAAGTGTAGATCAAGAAAAAGTTCGTGAGAATATGCAGCTCGCACTACTTGAAGAAGTACAAGTAAAAGTAAATGAATTGGCAGGTGTTTTGATTGGCTAATCCTACTGAATTAATGGCAGGTAGATTAATGGACGATACAACCGCCGTTAAATCATATAACGCCCAAATACTAAAAAAAATCCAGATTCTATTTGCAAAAAGAAAAATAGATAGATATGAATACGTCCATCTAGTAAATATACTTACTTGCAACGATTTAAAGATAGAAAATATGGTAGAAAGAATTAACCACATCATAGACGGGACAGAACTTCGATCTAGTTCGATAGATATGAAGATATGAATCCGTTTAATACATTAATATTTTGCATGGTAGCATCCAGTATGTTTTTTTTAGTATCCTTTGGTTACATATATTGGATTTGCAGAGAGGAATCATGAAGAAGGGATGAATTAAAAATGCATTTAGACGAACTGGTCTTTCAATTAAATCAACTAAGTGAGAAAGCACTAATTATCAAAAAATTAGATAGAGATCAGTACAAGCATTGTTCTGACTTAGAAATTATAAATATTGTCCTAGAGCAAGAAATTTCAAAATTAGCAAAGGAAGATTAAGTAATGAAGAATAAAATAATTTCTAAAATCCTTAAATTTATCGAAGATAAAGAAAGAAAATTATTAAGAAAATTTCAAATAAGAACGGAATACATGCAAAAAGGATCAGATGAGTACGTAAAAGAATTAAACGACTGGAGAATTAAAAGCAGAAAATTAAGTGATAAATATGCGTTCATTTTAAAGTTTTAGGAAACACAATAGATATTTTGTTTCCTAACCAAAACAGTAATAAACGTTGATACAAAGGGATTTTAAAAAAATCTCTTTTTTCTATTTACATTTTAGGAAACATATTGTATATTTATATCAACGACAAGGAAACATATTGTATATAAAATAGGTTTTTATCGACTATCAAAAGTTGCTGCCGAATGGACTAGAAATAAAGCAGATTCCTATTTTAAAAATCGGAGGAAAAATTAATAGATTTAATTAGGGGGTTGTTTTGAGTTGTTAAACACTAGTACATATTTCATTATTGCTGCTATGGATATTATAGTCGTTGCTTTATTATTTCTGTCTCTAAGCTTCATCACAAGAGATCGATACGAGGAAGAAGAAACGGCAGATACAAAGCTTAATAGATTCTTATTAAAAGCAATGAATCTTCTCGACAAGTATAAAATAACGCTTGCTGCTAAAACTTTATTGATGTTCCTTATATTAAAAGAAGTTTTGGAGCAAGTAAGCATTGTTATTACTAGCAATCATATGACCGAATTACAAAAATTCAGCATGATTAACATTGCAATAGTAATGACAGTAACCACATTGATTTTTATTAATTTTAATAAAATACGATTATTTAAAAAAGAAAAGGTAGAAGCTTAATAGCTTCTACCACAGATTGGAGGGGGTTGTTTTGGAGGTTTTTGGGATATTTTTCGTAGTAGCTATATTAGTTTTTCCATTGTTAGTATTTGAATTTAATAAAAAAAACAATTAATTCCTACTGGCCATACTCGGAATTAAAAGGAGCGAAAGAAATGATTGAATATTTTTGTCCTTGCTGCAATCATTTAGAATTAGAATTAATAATTGTACCAAAGAAAAAATGTCCTCATTGCGAGCGGCTGCTTAACGTTGAAGAAGAATAAAAGGAGGGACTTTCATGTCTAATACAGAAACTAAAGTGTTTGATATAAGCAAAACGATATTCGACCGCGAAACAGAAGCGATTCTATATGTCATTAAAGATAAAGAAACGCCAGAAGATCACTTTATATTCGCTCTTCCAATCTACTGTTTCTCTTATATCATTTATGGAGAACAAGATTTCACATGGCATTTATCTAATAATATCCCTTTTGGAGATCCGTCAAGAAAAGAAGATTTTATAAAATTAATGAAGAAAATTATTAAAGAATGGGATAATTGATAACTATTATGCAGGAGGTTTGTATGAATAATAAATGTGAGTTATATAATCAAGAATACAATAAAGATTACGAGAAAAAATGTCCCACTTGCGGAACGGAAGAAACTGAACAAGAAGCTAACTTTTCTTCATTCACAATGGATTATAAAACCAATGAAATTGTACTAACAATATATACAAATGATTCACAGCCACAAACTCGATTGTCTGAAAAAGATATAGATTCTATGAAAAGTTGGTTTGGTTTAGCAAAACATATGCAATCTTAAACGAACTATACGAAACTATTATACGGAAGAACGAACGTGTTCTTCCGTTCGAGAAATGAGGTAACACCATGAAAGAAGTACAACCAATAAGGGATAAAGAGCTAATCGAACGCATGAAACAAGAACTAGCAAAGAACGGTTCAAGGGATGAATTTTTGTTCACGTTCGGCATTAACACAGGTTTACGTATAAGTGACATTTTAAATCTAAAAGTGGGAGATGTACGAGGGAAATCGCATATCCCATTAAAAGAAACAAAAACCAAGAAGAACAGAAGAGTTAAACTTAATTATGAGCTGCAGGAAGCTATCGAGGACTTCACAAAAGGTATGAATGAATCTGACTATCTATTTAAGTCTAAAAGAGCTAACACACCCATCCAACGTGTTCAGGCGTACAAGATATTTAATAAAGCTGCAAGAAATATCGGGATTGAAGAAATAGGCACTCATACACTTAGAAAAACGTTCGGTTATCATTTTTATAAAAAAACTGGTGACATTGCTATGCTGCAAGATATTTTCAACCATTCTGCACCAAGCGTAACTAAAAGATATATCGGTATCAATCAAGACGAAATAGACGAAGTAATGAACGATTTTCATTTATAAGTGCTATTCTTACACTCTTAAAAGGTGAGAATGACACCATGAAGGGGGCAAAATGATGGCTAGAGGTTTAGGAGTGGATCTACCACCAGAAAAGAAAACAGAACTAGAGCGCATGGCGGACGAAACTGGCATGACACAAACTGCGTTAGTGAAACTAGCAACAATCTCATTATTGGAGAACTATAAAACAAAAGGATCGTTTGTCTTTGTAGATTTATTGAATCCAGAACATAAAGAAAGTGGGAAGAAAAGGTGAGCATAAGTAAAATTAGAAGTCTATTCTATGTTTCTGCAAGAATACTAGGAGATATAAACGCAGTTAGGCGTGGCAAGGTTAAGCGAAGGATAAAGAACAGAATGAAAGGTAAAATCATATCCAGAGTATTCAAATAAAGCGCAAAAAGAACGGGAGAATGGGTATTGTTCTTCCGTTCTTTTTATTTAATAAAAATTTCTTTTAGTTGCTGCCATTTACTCTTTTTTTTTTGCATTTCTTCAATAGCTGCTGCTTTTTCTTCTTGCGCTCTACGTAAGTTCTCCATTAGCATTTTATCGCGTTTTTCCATATGTTCTTTCTGTTCTCTTAAAAGATTATTTTGTTCTTCTAATCTTTTTTCGATTTTTTCAAGCAGTTCATCATTCATCATTTTCTGTTTTTCTTGGTTGTCTTTCATGAAATTCAATACCATTTGCTCCAGAACTTCCATAGAACGATTATCCATAAATTGAACGGGTGTCGCTACGTCGTTCCCTCCTTCATTATTGTTATATCTTTCCACAACTCTTTTAGCTGCTTCTTCTCTTGTTAGCTTTTTCTTTTTGTAAAGAGTTTGGAAATGTGCAAGTGCAATGAGATCCTTATCAGTGAACGCCCTAGAATCCATTGAACCCTTAATAAATGTATACCCGTTCTTTTCTAATTCCATACAATATTTTCTTAATGTACTTTCACCTATATTCAAACGTTGTGCAACTTCGTGATTCCAATAAGCCTTTTCTATATCTGCCAAAACCAACCACCACCAAAACCCGTTCTAACTTCACTATTTATTACATTGACACTTCTTATAAAAATCAATTAAACTAAAATTGTAAATTCCAGAAATGGGTACCCAATCCATGCGAGTCTGGAATTTACAACAAGGGCGTTATATTGAATATATCATTTTAACCGATATTTTTTAATATAGCGCTTCTCATTTTGTCCATTCATAGGACTATATGCTTACAATTGGAAAATGTTACCTAGTAAATTTTTCCTATTTTTATCCGTTGTCGTGTTGCCATTATTTGTGGTAATCTTTCTATATAAGAACAAAAGTTCTATAAAAAGGAGTGTTTTCTATTTCATGTATTTAAAAACCAAAACAGCGAAAGGGAAAAAATACATTTATCTTTATTGCTATTCGAATGAATATAAGGAAATTAGCCACAAAAAGAAGGTTAAAAGACTTTATTCTTTCGGGAGAAATGACATTGCTTTAGAAAAGTTAAAAAATTGGAGAAAAGATTTTTCTTCATTCCCGGAGGATTTAAAGGGATACGGTTGTACAAAAAAGGATCTGATTGATTGGATAGTCACAATGGAGACTGGAATAACGAAGACAGGAAAGAGATTTAAGGCGGTTATTTAAAAAAAATGACGAAATCTAGTAAAATACATTTGCTTTTTCTACGGACAAAACATATAATAGAAATAGAAAAAGGATGTACAGTTTGGTCGCCGTTCATCCTTTTCAAATATTAACACCTTGCTCTAGGCAAAGAAGTTTATAATAATAAAATTTGTCCATACAAAAACTTAATTTTATTATAGAATTATTTCTTCCTAGTTGCAAGTGGTTTAGATTTCGTCACAATAAAACCGCTAATTTTAGGAGGATTTTTTTATGTTTGCTGATTGGAAAACTTTTATCACTTGGGAAAAAAGTACAAAAGATACATTGGATGTGAAGGTGTCTTATATCGATATTGCTGGGGGAGTAATGGAAGGTATATTGCTATCTCAAATAGTTTATTGGTATCTACCTTCAAATAACGGACAAAGTAAATTAAGAATAGAAAAAAATGGTCACTATTGGATTAAAAAAACAAAAGAAGAATGGTATCAAGAAATCAGATTTTCAAGAAAAAACTATGATACTTCAATAAAAAAGCTTGTTGAAAAAAATTTAGTAGTAAAAAAAATATTTAGATATAACGAAACACCGACAACTCATATTAGACTGAACGTCCCTGTATTTTTATCAAAACTTAATGCTTTGATGAATAAGGAAAAATCTAATTTGAGTGAGGATATAGAAGACTTCGATATTTATCTTATGAATCAGATTGTAGAAGATCCAAAAAAACAACTTCCCAAAAAGACCGAAACGGACTTTTCTATAAAAAGACCGAAACGGACTTCCCAAAAAGACCGAAACGGACTTTTTATAGAAAAGACCGAAACGGGCGAACCATTAACAGAGAATACAACAGAGAATACAACAGAGAATACAACAGAGAATACCTACCTATCAGAAATAGAGAAATCTCTATTACCAATCTCTATTAAAAAATGTTTAATTAATAGGGTTGGTAGGTTGGTAGCTGATCATATACAACTTGAAGAAATCGAAGATAATTATTTCTCTAATGACAGTATAGTAAATATAAACGAATATGCTAAAACATTAAGATACTGCCTAGACAACACCAGAGGGCGCATAAAGAGTTTTCCTGCATTAATGGACACTTACATCAAAAAACACCTTGAAATGAAATCTAGCAAGGTTACAGAGGTTGATAAAGTCAATAACGCTGTTAGAAAACCTGTTAGAAAAGAATATATTCCTGAATACATGCTAAATTCTGATACGGATGTTAATACTCCAATTGTTAATAGCGAAGAAACAGAAGAGAAAATTCGTGAATTAAAGAAAAAAATTGAAAACATGAGAAAGGAAGAGAACTAATAATATGTCCAGAATTGGAAATTTCATTTATGGACAAAGGATGGTGAATTTATGAAAAAAGTAGGATTTATAGTAAAAAATACAAAAAGAGTGAATGGGAAAGAATACGAATATTTTTATCTTAGAAGATCCGATAGACTAAAAGATCCGAATGAGGGTAGGAAGAAAAAAGAAACTAATTTATACAGTTTTGGCAATAGAAATAAAACGCTAGAATTATTAAATTTATGGAATAAAAATTCAAATAATATACCAGATGAATTAATCGATCTAGGTTATAACTCAGAAGATGTAAAAAAATGGATAGGAGAAGTGGAGAGTAGATAGTAAAAAAAACGTGAGCTATATTAATATAAGTATATATTTTATAGTCGACGGCTTTTTAACTCGAAATGGTGATTTTTTTAATAGATTTTTATTTTTGAATAACAGGATTTTGGTTTGAGGTCGATTTTATTTTTGAGGATTTTTCCTTTTGTGGAAAATATATCTTTAGAAATTTCTTCTAAAAAAATTCTAGAATTTTACGGTTTTCCCACTATACAGCAAGTTTTCCATGCTATATAGTAATAACCAGAAATACAAAAAAATATCGTTGCAGTCCTACAAAGAGCTACCAACTCTATGTAAGGATCACTAGGTAAGCCAATACCAAGCAACCAATTTCTCACTACAACGATACTATCATTATATCATGATAGTTCAGTGTGTAAATAGAAAAGGGATAGGTATATCTTTCACTTAGTGGAAAGGCGTACCTATCCCTTTTTTGTGTTTCTGGAAGGAGTGAACGTAATGAATGAAAGTGAAGTTATTATTAATAGTCCAATCGATACGAGAGAAATGACCGTTTTCGAGACGGAAAAAGGTAACATACATATCATTCATGAAGTCACTTTGGGAGATTTGTTAGTTTCCACTTTGCTTGCTGCACTACTTATTTTTGTAGTAATTAGCAGAGTCATAAGGAGGTAATCGCATGTACGACATGGTTTCTTTTACTCCGAAAGCAATTGTTATCGTGTATATACTTTTCATGGGAGCTTGTGTACTGACTTACCCGATTGTGGAACTACTAATTAATGCAGTGACTAGAGGTGCTGACAAATGGAAATAGGCGGTCTAATGGCATATGCATTTAAAGTCTTCTTAGGTAATCCCGACATTATGGTCAGCCTAATCACATGGACTGTCTTAGTTACCTTATTTCTAACCGTGATGGAAGTAAATAAGAAATTAAAACAGTAGAAGGGAGAGAGAAGCTTTGAATCTTAGCGGTGTATGGGATTGGTCTTTCTTCTGGGACAGTTTCGGATACTTTTTAAAAACAGCTGCTAACTTTTTAATGATTATCGTCGCAATTATAGCAGTCGGAATGCTACTTAATGTAGTCATTAACGCAATCCGAAACGGGAAACAGACGTAAACATGGAAAGCATCCCGAAAATAACTTTTTTCACAGAAGAAAGAATGGAACAGTTGTGGGGTTATGTCTGGATGTTAATGTCTATGGCAAATCCAGCAGTCATGCTTGTAATTGCTTTAATAGCAGCAGGGATGTTCTTGACTATTGTTATTGACGCATTCAAGAAGTCGGCGAAAGAAAAAGACGACGATGATGACGATTTTGAGGTAAGGCATTATTAATTACTAGCTTTGCTAGTTTTATAAAAAAAAACAAACTCTAGGAGGAATTTATATTATGGAAACAAACTCAGTCGATTTTTCAGGTGTAGCATTACCGTTCTCGGTAACAGATTTAATAAGTTCTGGATCACAATTATTAGCTTGGGTTGCAGGATTCGTTCTGCTAGGACTTGCATTCGCTCTAGCACCTAAGTTTATCAGTCTTATCGTTGGAGCATTTAAGCGTGGAGCAGGAAACGCAAAAGGTTAATAGCCTTTAACTTTAAAAGGGAAGTAGTGAAGGCTGCTTCCCTTTTTCAATAGGGAAAGGGTGAGGTTTATTAATGTATAAGAAGTTTAGCTTTTTGGCTCTTATGCTTGTTGTTCTATCTTTTCCAAACTTTGCACATGCAGCTACGTTGAATTATGAATACTTCGGTACATCAAATGGAACGGAATCAGGATATTTAAATCTCAATACGAGCAAGTTTGATCCAGACGAACATTTCACAGATGTAACGGTAGTAGGAGAAGGAACAGGCAGAGTTGAGTTTTACACAGTTGGTTCAACTGGAAGTATCGATTCGAGCAATCCCGTTGCTTCTGGTTCTGTACCTGGGACAGTGAACGGAACTAGGGGAGCGCAATGGTTCAAGATATTTTCGACAGATGGAAAAGAGTTACATGCTACAATCGCTCATTCCACTGCGCCACATGCTGAAACGATTATATTCGGTGATGGAGGATATTCGGACGGTTCGGACAGTGGCAGCGGAGATAGTGGAGGGAGCAGCGGTGGAGGAAATCAGACTTGTACGATTGCTAATCCATGCGCCGTTTTTCAGTGTCCAGAATGGGACACTTACATGAGCAAAATTAATCAAATAGCAAGTTCTATTCCAGAAATGCCAAACTGGAATATTGTTGCTGGAACATTTGCAGATGAAATAGCACCAAGAATAAAAAGTGATATGACTAGTTTGTTTAATAATACAATGGCCCCACGCTTGAAGTCGGACATGGAAGACGTTTTAACCGATACGCTGGGAAAAGCGCCATCCTTACCTAGCGCACCAGATATGCCGCAGCTGGGAGAAAACATAGACCTTTCTCCACCAGAAGGAGAAGAAGCAGAAGGGTTAGGAGATTCTACTTTTACAAAAGACGATTTAAAAAGTGAAGCAGAAGAAATTGAGGTAAGGGATGATCCGACAGGTGGATTTAATATTGATAACCCATTAGACGATTTAGAGCCACCCGATCTCACTCCAATCGAGCCAGAAAACAGCGCTCCTGTTCCAAGTGAGCCAGAAGATAGCGCTCCAATGCCGATTGATGAATTGCCAGCACCACCAACACCAACAGAACAGGAGAACGAAGCGCCGACTCCAAAAGATGAAGCAGCGCCACCTCCAGTTCCGTCACAGCAAGAAAGCACTCCACCAATGCCGAGCGATTCGACAGGTAGCCCACCTGTTCCGAGTGAGGGGAATTGGGAAGTGCCAATACCAAGCGATAGCGGAAGTTCTTTCCCCATTCCAAGTGGTGGAGATACAAGCTATCCAATACCAAGTAATTAGAAGGTGATGTTTTGATAAAAAAGATATTTTTGATGTTAGGTTTATTTTTAATAGCGATGCCTTTGAAAAATGCTTTTGCATATGAAGGAGGGTTGTTAGAAGGGAAAATGTTTACTGGGGATGCTACTGATCTTATTAATATAACGGATAACGACACTTATTCTAGCGCAAGGCTATCAATAAGGTTAGGAAATAATGTTCCTACTTTGATTACTTACGAATTTGAAGACCCAGTAGATTTAATTAAATATTATTCCAACCATTACAATTCACAGTATACATTAACTTTTTATGATTCTAATTCTAATGTACTTTATGAAACAATTATACCAACTGCAGCAGGACCCATATTAGTAGATGTAGACTTAAAGGGAGTTAAAAAAATAACACTAGGTAACAACACTCAAAACTATGTAATTCTTAGAGAATTTGATGTGTATGGTGATACGTCAAATATTATCAAACATAATGAAATAGAAAGTTTTGATTTGTCCAGTTCTGATAATGAAGTGCATTTGAAATGGTCTTTGTTAGATAAAGAAAATGTGACCAACTTTAAATTATACAGAGATGGTTCTTTAATAAAAACATTTGATAAAGATATAGAAACTTATAAAGATGTGGTCGGTTATGGCGAAACACATGAATATAAAATAACTGCTGTATATATTGATTCATTCGAAAGTGAAGGGCTAAAAAAGACAATAAGTACTGCTGAACCTAAACCGGTTGAAGATGTTAAAGAAATAAAGGTAGAAACGGATTACGACAGAGTCGATTTATCATGGATTCTCCCTAGTACGGATAAGTTGAAACATGTAAATATTTATAGAGAAAAAATTGAAGAAGTAGAAGAAGAAATTAGTTGGATAAAGAATATTTTCGGAACAAAGGTAATGGCTGCAGAATCAAAAAAAATATTTGAAACTAACGGAACATATTTCAATGATCTGACTGTTGAACCTTCAACGACCTATGAATACACATTGACAACAACGTCGGTTAGTAACATGGAAAGCGAAGGGGTTATGGTTCAAGCTATTACTAAAGAAGAACCACCTCCAGTATTAAAAGATATTTCGATAGAAGAACAAGAGAATGGAGACTATCTATTCTCTTGGCAAGAACCAACGAAAGGGAAAGTAAGAATTATTGTTGGTGGTATTGAATACGCAACCGTCAATGCAGCTGACAAACAAATCATCATTCCTAAGCAAGATATGAAATATACACCAATGAATGACCCAGACGTGAGAGCTATTCCTATTTCAGAAAGCGGGAAAGAGGGAGAAATAACAAGTCCACCTAGTAGCTTAAACGATATGGAGCTACCTTTCGGAGTAAAAGATTTATTGATGAGTGGTTCGGACTTATTATGGTGGATAGCTCCATTTGTATTGCTGGGACTTTCATTCTTGCTTGTTCCTAAATTAAGAAACTTGATTGTGAATGCAGTTAAAGGAAAAAGAGAAAAAAGAACAGATGAAACGGGCAGAAGAACGAAAGCGGATCTTCCAGAAACCGAAAAAAGAGAACGAGTAGAAAAAGAGCCAAAAGAGATAAAAAAAGAACCGATTGAAAAACAAGGAAAAAAATTACGTTCTGTAAAGGTTCGAGAACGTCAAATAAAAGAACCTAAAGAAAAAAGAGAAAGAACGGTAAAAGAACCTAAAGTAAGTCGTGGTAGCAGAGAGTCAAGGCAACCAAGACAAGCAGCTAATAGAACAAGAGAAGCGAGGGAAGGAAGGCAGTCGGAACGAGTACAAAGAATGCCAAGAGAACCAAGACGAGGGAGGTAATGTAAATGTCATCTGAATTGTTGCAAGGTGTGATAGAGATTATTTTTAAAGGGAATCTTCTCTATCTATCTCCCATTCTCTTTTTATTGATGGTTGTTATATTTGCGGATCATTTAATAGATTTAATCGGACGAGCAATAAATACAGGGAACGGCAGCGGTAGAAGGAGTCGTTACTAATAATGGGGATCATAGGCGACGCTTTTGGAAAGTTATTTGAGCTTATATGGCAAGTCGTTCAATGGATTGCGGAGTTTATAGCTAATGTTTTTCGGAATATTGTTGATATATTAACGACTATTTTCGAGTTTATTTATTCGATTATTGACGCTGTTCTTTATCTTCTCTATATGGTTGGAGTTTTAGCTGTAAAGTTGTTTCTAGTGATATTCAATGCAGCTAAATTGCTTTGGTCGTTGGTAGTAGGATTCGGAAATACTTTAGCTAGTCTCAACTATTCCCCTAGATCAAGTAGCGGTCATGGATATAGTGAGATAACAGGAAAGATTTTCAGTTACTTAAATGTAATGCAGCTAGATGTTTTTGCATACGTCATGTTGTTTTCGCTTTGGTTTATTACAGCCATTGCAGCTATCAAACTAATCAGTTCAATAAGAGTAGGTGGTGACTAAATGGAAATGAGAGAAGTGTTTAGGAGTTTCCTAGACAAAATTTTTCAGCCACCTATCACTTTTTTAGACTTAGCAATCGAACGATTGCAAAGCGTTAATTTAGTAGTAGCGCAAGGCTTAGACATAGGACAGTATTTTTCAGTGTTTGGAGACTTGCCGACATCATGGCAGCTAGTTGTTTCCTCCATCTTAATTTCGTCCGTTTTTTTAGGTGGATTACTAATATTTAGATCGGTAATGAGAATGTACTATAGCGTGAAAGAAGGTGTTAAGTGGTGGTAGATGCATTTATTTATATGTATTTTGTTGGATTCGGAACGAGTTTAGGGATTGCTACAGTAGCATGGATCGGCTGGAAAGTTGTAACCCGTCAAAAAAGCAAATTAACTAAGAAAAAAGGAGCGTTCGTAAGATGAGTTTTTTCACAAAAAAAGAAGAAGATGATTACACATTTGAAACAAGAGATATATTAATTGTCTTTGATGATGAACAGAAAACATCAGATATATGTACCATTTCCCATATTGACCATGAGAGCGTGATTGTGGCTGGGAAATACAAAATCCCTTTACTTGATTGTGTGGTTACAACGGGATTAGATGGGCGTAATTATTTTTATAATGCGCCTACTCAATCCATTTTAGAGACAAAGAGATTAGCAGAGTTAGAAAGAAATATGGTTCTAGAGCAAATTACATCTTACCGTCCTCCAGTGTTACCTAGCAGCATGGATTGGACAAAAGGAATTCTAGTTGGTCTATTGTTTGTTGCCATTATCGGATTGATGTTCTAGGGGGAACGAAAATGACAGAAGAAGCCATTTTAAAAATATACGAACTTAAAGGAATCATAAATGCTGCTAACGATTTAGTAAATCATGACCAAGAATTTGACCATCCATTAATGGAAAGCATTTCAGAGAAAATGAACGAAGTTATCAATTTGATAGAAAAAAAGAGTGTTGGAGAAACGTTCTAGAACGAAATTAAATCTACTTTTGTGGGGAGTTGTTCACTAAATGTCACAGAGCAACGCAGAAAAATTGCAATCAGCAATATCGGATGACTTGTTTCCGACTGTACAACACGTTTCGGATGTGAAACAAGTTTTAGAAGAAATGAAAAGTACGGCTCAAGAACTAAGGGAGCCACAGATAAAAGCATTGTTACTTTTAAAATCAATGGGAGAAAATAAATACCTTCATCCAGACGGTAATCCCTATAAAAAAATAGTGGAATTCATTATGGAAGGAAAAGTACATGTAGCTTCCCCAGATTATTATTTAGATGCTATTGAAGCATTAATACCAAAACCACCAAAGCCAATTATCATGGCAGAGAAAGGAGCGATGAAGAAGTAATGGCACATCATTTCGTAATACAAGGACCTTTAGGATCTGGAAAGACATTTTTAGCTTCTACTTTGGCGCATTGGTGGAAGCTGAAGACGGAAAGAAATGGCGGACATGTGGAGTTGTTCTCTAATTATGATCTATTTGATAGTAGACCGATGACACATTTCACTGATTGGTACGAGGTAGCGAAAGCGCAAGGGAGTATCTGTGTTTGGGATGAAGCATATCTTGCTTTTTCTAATCGTAAGTGGACAAAGTATGGCCAAGGGATACTGACTGATGTCTTAATGCTGACAAGGAAAATGAAATCTGTTCAATTTTACTGTACACCTTCTATTAACTTTGTAGATTCTAGAGTAAGACAGATTGCAGAAGTATTAATTACAGCTAGAAAAATAGGGGATAAGGGTTTCTCTTATCACTTTCAGGACTTTCAAACCGGTGAATTTATGATGAAACAATTTCTTCCTATGTGGAAAGCAAAACAAATAATGAGTTGCAAATTATACGATACAGAAAACATGGTTCAATACTTTCCAGTTCCCCAGAATGAGCGAGAAGGAGAGAAATTCTTTGCAGAGCTAGAAAGAATACATGATGAAGCGCGAGGAAAACAAAGGAGGTTAGTAATTTGAATTTAAGCTTAGAAAATTTTTCATTAATCCCTTTTGATTATAAAAGGAAAGATCCACGAGGTTTGCTTTACTTATATCCTAACTCTTTAAATATTGTGGCATATGCACGTAAAATGCAGCAGTTCTCCTATTATCAGTCATTAGAAGTGGCAGAAACACTAGCAAAAAGACAGGGATTCATTCTATTACCATGGTCATGTATTCATTGGAAGCGAGCAAAGAAACTCGGTAATGATCGGAAAATTAAGATTGGAAGAAACTCTTTCTTTTTAATAAAAATTGATGAATTGACGGATAAAGAAGAAAGCAAGCTTCTATATTATTTAGAAGAATTGCAGCAAGGAGATCAAACGGGATAATGAGTAAGTTACCTATTATTCTATTGCTGACATTATTATTGTCTTTCTTTAGTCAGATGAATATAGATGCTGCCACTTATAACGAATTAGAGAAGGAAATAAATCAAATAAAAATAGAAAAGAAGGAAATGAAACAGACATTAAAGACAGTAGGAGAGTCACAAGAGTTAGTTAATCAATATAGCAAACTAGTAGCAAAAGAAAATGCTTATAAACGAGCCATTGACTATTTAATCGGAGATATCAAAGAATTTAATTCGGAATATTCAGATGTTTATATGGCAGTTTCAAAGGAAGAATTACCAGCTAGTTATCTACCTATCTATAAAGAAGCTGGAGAAAAGTATGGAGTGGATTGGACAGTTTTAGCTGCCATTCATTCCATTGAAACAAGTTTTTCAACCAGTAGATCAATGGTTAGTTACGCAGGGGCAATTGGTCCGATGCAATTTATGCCAGCAACCTTTTCTGCATATGGAGTTGACGGCAATGGAGATGGACGAAAAGATCCTTGGAATTTAGAAGATGCGGTTTTTTCAGCAGCTAATTATCTGGCTGCCAATGGATTTTCTCACGATAAAAGAAAGGCAATCTGGCATTATAACCATGCTGATTGGTATGTAAATAAAGTATTAGCAAC